TCAGACCGGCTCTGGCAATCCCAATGAAACATAGTGCACCGCAATCCGAACCGACCCGCCCGCAAATGTGCCGCCCTCCGCCGTCAGCAGCAGGCTTGTATCGCTATAGTACGTCAATGGCGTGCCCGTCATTCCCCGGGCCCATGCGTTCAGCCCCATTCCGTATCCGGTGCCATATCGGTCATCCGACCCGGCGATTCCAAGTCTCCAACTCGCGACGGATCCCGTGATCGCGGTCGTCACGCGCGCGGTCACTCCCAGAACCGAAGCCATGGCCGGGATCACATCGGAAGTAGTCACCGTTCCACCCGCCCCCAACACCTGATCGAAACTTGCGATTTCCAGCCGGGTTGCGGCCCCGGTAGGATCGGACGCACCGCTATCGACCGCCCAGCCCGTTCCATCGAAAACACCCGGCGCGCCCTCGTGCAGCAGCCAGCCCCGCCATCCCTCCTGCGGCGTGGCAAAGACCCAGCCCCCGTTCGAGGCGACGGCAAGCTTCCCCTCCTGCCCGCTCCACGCATTCACCGCGCCGACGGGAACGTGCCAGACCTGACCGTCCGCCGCGGCCAGAGGCGGCACGGACGCGCCATCTTCCTGAATGACCAGTTGCGTCAGCCCGTCCAGCCGGGCCCAGCCCTCGTTGACCGTGACATGCTTCTGCGCCTGCCCGCCTTCCAGAATCGGCAGGCCAAGATTCACCGTATCAACCATCAATCTCGATCCTCTCAAAAGGGCCGGGTCCATACCGGTCCGAGTTTTGTGCAACTTCCAGGGCAAAGCCGCCGCTTGATCCGTCGCCCGACTGCATCGACGCGTCGTAAATCCAGTTCGGGTCCTGAACGCTCACTTCCCGCACAACCGCATCCTGTGGGTTTCGGACCCTGACCGTGTATTGCTCAACCGCCTCTCCCAGCGGCACCTCCGGCAAATCCCACCTGTCCCCGTCGGTCCGGGTGCGGCGCACCCACCTGAACGCCCAATCCCCGTTCGCTGCACGCGCACCACGCAAGTGACACGGCGCATAGGGCCGCAATCCACGCCCCTCGAACGCGTGGTCAGCGTGGGTATAGCTGCTGTCATCATAGGGACGCTTCGCCGGACCGATCCGATAGTGCCGGACCAGTCCCCTCGCGGTCGGGGGATAGTCAAGCTGGATCAGATCCGGGGTCAGCAGAACGAAATAACTTCCGCTTGGCCAGGACGCGCGCATTTCGACTTCGCTTCCGGCCTGGCCGCGCAATCGTATTCTCAGGTCGTAGACGCCCGGCGTGACCGGATCTACCTCTGCGAACTGGAAAACTTCCCAGCCACCGGGCGTTCCGTCACCGATGGCCGCCAGATTGGCCCCGCGCAACATCGCATCTTCCGTGACCGAGGCCAGGGTTCCCAAGCCCGTCAGCCGAACCCGCAACGCGCCACCCCGGTCGATCAGTCCAGGCGTGGCCGCCGCCAGCGGCGTTTCAGTGACCCCGATGATCGAGGGCCGTGGAATCAGCCTTTCGAGGCCGTAATCGGAGTCCATTGGTGACGAGAAAACCGCCACGCTGCCCGGCCAAGGCCGCGCCGTAACGGCAACATGGGGTGCATGGGGAATTTCATCCCCGCTCAGCAGCGGCAAGTCGAGAAAGGTTGAAAACACCGGGACCGGAGCCGCAAAGGCCCGAACCGCCGCCGCTGCGAACGCCTCGTCCGAGGCCGTGTAGTGGGCGTTTTCCACCCGCACTGCGTCCAGCACCCGTGCGGCACGCTCGTCGACCGCATCCACCCGGTAAACCGCGTCGTCCCCGGCGACCTGTACCAGTTGCCCCGGCTCCACATTCGCTTGCGATGGTGGAACGGCCAGTCGAACCGAGTCCCGCGACGTGCGCGCCTCGGCCAGCCAGCGCTCGGCCATCGCCTGCCCCTCCTCGGGCAACAGCGACATCGGCAGATCTGATTGCGTGGAACCGCGCGCGACTTCGCCCGGAAAAATGGCCTCCGCAGCCCGAATTTCGAAATCGCTGCGCCCATCGACGTAATTCACCCGCACTTTGCCAGCGATCTCGGCATCCGGCGCGCGCGCGCGGATGACATCGCCCATGCCCTCCGGCGACTCCTCGATCACTGCCAGACCGGCGGGGTCCAGTATTTCGGGATAAGCGGCGCGACGGCTGGAAAATGTCAGGTCTCCACCAAGCTCCGCTGCGTCAATGCCATGTGCCAGAACCAGCGGCTGAATGATCCCGCGCCCGGTCAGGATCTGTTCCTGCGCATAGCCGCGAACCAACCCGTACAGGCGCTTGGTCTCGATCTCGGTCAACCCGTTGCGCGCGCAAACCTCCGCGACCACCGCGCCAAGGTCCTGTGCTGAAACGCGCCCGTTCAGCCAATGCCCCCTGGCATAGCTTTGGCCGTCCACCCACAAATCCAGATTGTTGGGAAAGGCCGGCCAGGGGCGCGTGTCCCAGGCCCAGACATGGGTCCGGCCCGTGTCGATCATCGGTGCTCCGTAGATCTCGGATACCGGGTTGCGCGCCGGATCGTCCCAGTAATCAAGCAGCGCATGCAAATACCGGGCCTGAATCAGATCGTCCCGCCGTCCGTTTGAAAAATACGGAAACGCCGACTCTGACGACAGCAGGTCGATGAATTTGTTGGGCTGGTTCGTGGCCTTGTCGAGCGAAGCACAGCCGACCTCGGTAAACCAGATCGGCTTGCCTTGCGGCACCCAACTCGTCGGGATTTCCTGCCTGACCCCATTTATCCTCTCGTGATGCGGCAATCTCCACCAACTGCGCAGATCCTTGTAGCGGTAGATCCACGCCTCGCCATGTGCGCCGTCGGTGATCGGCGTGCGCACTTGTGCCGACCGCTCCGCGGCATTGCGATAATACCAGTCAAACCCCTCGCCGCCCTCGATGTTGGAGCTGAGATAGCCAAGATCATAAATCGCGCCCCAATCGGCATCGGCATGGTCCAGCCCGTCGCGCCAATCGGTCAGCGGCATGTAGTTGTCGATTCCGACGAAGTCTATATTCGGGTCCGACCACAGCGGATCGAGGTGGAAATACACATCGCCCGATCCGTCCTGCGGCTGGTATCCGAAATACTCGGACCAGTCGGCGGCATAGCTGATCTTGCAGTCCGGCCCCACCAGCGCGCGCACTTCCGCCGCCAGCGCCCTGAATTGCGCTACTGTCGGGAACGATCCTCCTGCACCGCGAATCTGGGTCAACGCCCGCATTTCAGACCCGATGCAAAACGCGGCCACACCACCCGCAGCCGCGCAAAGCGCCGCGTTGTGCAGAATGAAGCGCCGCATCGACCATTCATCCGGCCCGGAATAGATCACAACTCCATCCGCAACCGTGAAATCTGACGCTGAAGCGGTCCCAAAAAAGGCCTCCACCTCGGCATCCGCCACGCCGGTTCCGTCAGGAGACCCCGGCCGGTTGGGTGCCTGCGAGGTCGTGATTCGCCCGCGCCAGGGCATCACCGGCTGGGTTTCTGCATCTGAATACGGATCGGGAAGCGCGTTGCCTGCAATCTGGTCCATCAGGATAAACGGATAGAAAACCACGTCTTTCCCGGTCTCACGCATGGCGACAATTGCCTCGATCACGGCCGCATCTGCTGGGGTTCCACCATAAATCGGCCGGTTGTCCGGGGTCTGCGGCATCAGTTCAGCATCACCACGCGTCAAGCCAGCAACAGCCCAGGGCATCGGCACCCCGTCATTCGTGTTCTGCTCTACCTTGGGTCGTATCGTACAGTCACCACAGCGCAGATCGTCGCCGAACCAGCTGACCACCATCAATCCCGAGGCACAATTTTCCAATTCCTCGTCCAGCGCTTCCAGCGAGACTGCGAAGTCCGACTTGCCTGCCGGTGTGTTGACGTTGAATGAAGTGTTTTCGCCCAACCCCTGTTCAAAATGCACCGGAGTCGTCGCCAGCGCATATTCCCCGGTGCCGGGAATCATCGCCACCGCCTTGATCTTCCGAGACAACGCAACATGCGGCGTCCCGTCCCGCTCCGGTCCCTGAGCCGGGCGTACCACCTCAAAATTGAACTGGGGCACCCGGTTGCCGAAGGGCGTCAGGTCCAGATCCTCGAACACGACATAGGCCAGCCCGCGATAGGCCGGGGCCAGCCCCTCGCCCTCGACCGCCTCGATTTTGGGATCGGGCAACTGATCCTCGCTCCCGGCATAGACCCGCAGGTTGAAATCGTCGCGCGGGATTTCCACACCGTCCGCCCAGACACGGGCGACGCGCGTGATCTCGCCCTCGCACAGCGCAACGGCCAGACTGACCGAGTACGAATAGGTCGTGGTTTTCGGCCCGCGCGGCGCGCCCTTGCCGCCCCCGGTCGTGGTCGAGTTTTCCAGAAAGCGCGAGGCCCAGATGATCTGCCCCGCCATCCGGTAGGCACCCCACGAGATCGGGATCGCATCGCCCTCGCCCGCCCCGGTCAAACGGAACCGTTCGATTCTGCCAACTTCGACAGAGCCGGACCCGGCCCCCAGAATCGACTGGTCGATGACCCGGCCAACAGTCGCGCCAACCGCGCGCCCGATCACGGCCGAGGTCAGACCGAATACACTGCCGCCAATGGCGGACCCGACAGATGCGCCGACAGCGGACAACAAGATCGTCGCCATTCAAAGCCCTCCGAAAATTAGCTGCGAAAATGTTTGAAATGCCCCTATCTGGGCAGGACAGGAAACCGAAACCGGGCCACGATGCGCCGCCGCCAGGGATGCGAGAGTGGGCTTTCGATCACCCCGTGCCCGGCATAGGCATGGATGAACCGCGCATCCTCGATCCGCGACACAAGGCCCAAATGCTTTGCCACGGCCCCGGTCCGCATTCGAAACAGCAGCACATCGCCGGGCAACCCAGACCCCTCGGGAACCGCCCGCAAATGCCTGCGCGCCGCCTGCCAAAGAATCTCGCCATGCTGCGGCTCATCCCAATCGGGCGAGTATCTCGGAACGCGTTCCGGCTCGCGGCCGTAAAGGCTTCGCCAGACTCCCCTGAGCAGCCCCAGGCAGTCGCATCCCGCGCCACACCGGCTGGCCTGATGCACATAGGGCGTGCCGATCCATTTCCGCGCCTCTGCGACGGCAAGGTCGCCTGCGGAACTCACGTCAATTTCCCGCCGTCGTTGAGGTCGCTCCCGGCAGGATAGCTCATCATCCAGTCTTCACCCGGTACATGAGGAAATCCGCGAAAATTCATGAAATTGTTGAATTTTAACCGGCATGATTCATCACGCTTGTCGCAGCCTGCATCCAGACGGATCACATCGCCCGGCGCAAGTGGCAAGCGCAGGGCTTCCCACAACTCGATCTCGCGCGCCTCGTCCAGCCAAAGATCGTTCTTGATGATCGCGACGAGACCCTTGGCGGCTCCAGACAAAACCTCGGCCCGCCCCCGCTCGAACCAGCGCTGATCGAAGTCCACAAGGGGTGCAAAGCGCAACACCCGGTTGTCAGGGGTCGCATTCAGCGCGATCTCGGCGCGATACCCGAGCGTTGCAAGATCGAACTTGCACCCGGTATCCCCCAGAACCGCCGAACAGCGCCGTTGATAGACACGGCCCTGGGTCTGGCTCAACGCTTCGGTCAACCCGCGAAGCTCGGCCTGGAACGCGTCACCACCTTCCGTGATCTCCCCAAGACTGCCGCGAAACACCAGCCGCCGCGCGCCCACATCGGCCCAATTGACCTTCCAGATCAGCACTTCAGCCCCGTCAAAGCGCCCCGCGCGAATATCTTGTGCGGTGATCGCTTCATGGCTGAGCGCGCCCAGCGCTTCGGTGTTGTCCACCGCCAGACCGTTCTTGCGTTCCAGAGCCTGCGCCGACATGCCACTTTCGGCGGCGAACACGTACCCGTCGAAACTCAGGTCGCGGTCGTGGTCGGTAAACCCCAGAACCAGCCCATCCGCGCGGGTCACCAGCCAGCAGGCGCACACCGTCGTGTGTCCTCCCGCCAGATGCGCGCTCAATCCATCGGCGCCGCTCATACCCGCACCTCGACAACGGGAACGTTCGGCATATCCCCGGCCTGGAACGACGCGACCGAGGTCTGGATCCGGTCGGTGTCGAACCGCACCGGCACATCGAACTCGAACCCTGCGCGCAGCACACTCCCCTGCGCTGGCGCGTCGAATAGCTCGACTTGCCCGGTCGCCGTATCGACGGTGAAATGCACGTCCTCGGCCAGTTCTGCGTCGTCAATTCCCAGTTTCACCGACCCGGCCACGGGCTTTGCGATCGGGCGCGCATAGGCGGACGGCCCCGAGCGATAGATTTTCACAAGCTGAAAGTCCCTCGCCTTGCCGTCCCCTACACCGATCTCCTGATCCGAGAACGCGATTTCCCCGGTCGGTCGACAAGACTTGAAGTCCGACCAGTCCTTCCAGCGAAACCCGGACAATTGCCCCTGCCGCGCCTCGAAAAACGCAATCAGCGCTTCTATGTCGTCAAGGCTTCGCAGCCCCACACCCGCATCATAGCGCCGCCGCGCATGGGCCCAGGGCGTGTTGCGCTCCTCGTACCCGTTGGCCAGAGCCACGATCTGCGTGCGCCGTTCCGGCCCGCCAACCGAGCCGAAACTCAGGTTCGCCGGAAACCTCACTTCATGAAATGCCATTGCTTCCCTCCGCTCCCGCTACCGGTTCCGCGCACCGCGCGCCAAGGCCCGGTTCATCTCTGCCGCCACCTGGCTTTTCGAACGGCGGAAACTCTCGGCATCGGGGGTCGAGATGTTCATCACCACCGAAACCGGCCGCCCGCCCCCGCTCGTGGCCACGCCAAGCCGCCCATCGGCACCCCGTGCCAGCGGCATGATCGCCTCGGGCCCCGCTTCGCCCATCAGCCCGGTGCCCCCTCGCATCGGAAAGCTCGTCGCCGCCGTGACGACGCCACCCCCGGCAAAGGGCATCACCCGTCCCTGGGCAAAGCTCGCCCCATCGGCAAAGGGCATGATCGAGCTTGCCAACCCGTTGATCCCATTGGAAATCGCACCGCCCAGCGCGTTCTGCACCGGCTTGATCGCCGCCGAATACGCTGCATCGGCCATGGACCGGGCAACGCCGCGCAGCGCATCCGACAGACGCATTCCGTCAAACACCACCCCGTCAAATGCGCGCCGCAGCCCCGAGCCAATGCTGCGCGACATGGTCGAGACTTCCCGGCTGGTGAACAGCATCTGGTCCCGCATCCGTACCAGTTCGCCGTCAAAGGCCGCGGTCATCGCGCTAGCCTCGCCCAGGCTCACTTCCAGCCCGCTCACCCGGTCATCAAAGCCCTCAAGCCCTTCCAATACGGTCATGTCTTTCCCTCCTCATCCGGGTAGGCCGCGATCAGTTCGTCCAGCCGCGCACGACCGAAAACCTCACGCCCACCGCCCTCAAGTCCCAAAAGCACCAGCAGTTCGAGCGGGGTCAGCGCCCAGAACTCCGCCGGACGCAGTCCCAGCTGCCGCAAACCAAGCCGCAGCAATCCCGGCCAGTCGAACACCGTTCAGACCTCGGGCAGGGCAAAAGCGCGGGCCAGCAGTTCAGCCGCCGCGCGCGCCGCGCCCATCGGCCCGCCCTCTATGTCCAGCCCCGCCAGATCCTTGGCCGTGCCATCCCAACCCCCGCCCCGCAGACCCGCCGCCAGCAGCAGCAAGACGTCCCGTGCCCGGTAGCCGCCGCTCTCGAACCGCTCGACCAGGCCAAGAAGCGAATCCGCCTCCAGCGCCGCCTCAAGTTCCGCCAGTGCACCCAGCGTCAGTTTCAGGGTTCGCTGTTCGCCACCAACCACCAGGGCCACCTCGCCCGCATAAGGGTTCGCCATCAGAGCGCGTTGAAGCTCAGTTGCCCCGCCGAGGCGAGCGACATTTCATAAGTCGCCTCCCCGTTATGGGTTCCAGCATATTCAACTGCCGTAATCATGAACTTTCCCTGTACGATGCCGAAATCGGGAATGATGACCTGAAATTCCGGCACCTCGCCGTCAAAGAAGATTTGCCGCGCCCGTTCGTCGGTGCCTGCATCGCGAAACACGCCCGAGCCCGACAGGCTGGCGGATTTGACACCGGCCCCGCCCAGCAGCTCGCGCCACCCGCCAGCGGATTCCAACGAGGTCACATCCACCGTCTCGGCATTGAAACTCAGCCGCGTCGCGCGCAGCCCCGCAACCGTTTGAAACTGGCCTGATCCGGTCAGATCCAGCTTAATCAGCAAGTCCTTGCCCTTTTGCACGCCCATGGCGGCCTCCTATGTTCAGAAATCGTCCGTCAGCGCGCGAAAGCGCAGATCAATCTGGCGCAATGCGCCCCCGTCCAGCCGCCGCGCCGAGGCTTTCAGCAGCCGCACAGCGCTCAGCGTGCCCCGTTCCAGCACGAAATCGGCGTCCATCAACACGTCCGAGACCGCCACCGCGACCCCTTTGGCAGCCGCAAATCCCGCGCCGTCACTCACCACTGAAACCACGAAGTCGTGGCGCGCGCCCTCTCCGGTGCTGTCACCCCGTGCCGTGACATCCTCTGGGCCCAAAAGGACGTAAAGCGACGGCAGTTGCCCGGCCGGCAAAGCGTCATAGACCGGGGCCTGAACCACACCCGCAAGCGCGGAAAAAACCGCCTTCTGCAAGGCCAGTGAAGTGCCATAACTCATACCGGCACCTCCTCTTCGGCAAAGCAGGCCAGAAACCGCCCTGCTTCATTCAGTTCGGCAACGGCAAGAATGCGATACACGCGCGTCCCTTCGCGAAACCGCTGATCGGGACGCGGACGGCTTGCGGCACCCGGCGGGGCCGCCCGCACCGTGATTCGAAACCGCCCCTGCCCGGCCAGCGCCGGTCCGACCCGCACATCGTTGCCGGTACGCAACCTGATCTCGCCCCACAGCGTGCCGAGCGCCTGCCAGCTGACAGAAGCCCCGCCCGCACCATCCGCGGTTTCGACGCGCTCTTCCAGGACCAGCGCCCGATTCAAAACCGGGCTCATCCCGCGCGGCCCAGCGTCAGACGCGTGGCGCGAAACTCCGCCAACAGGGCGGTGACCGTGGGTGTCAGCACGTCGCTGCCCTCGGTTGATCGCCCCTCGTAGAAGGCCGCTGCAACCATCAACACCGCCTGGCGCATCCCTGCGGGTACGGCGTTCCAGCCCGCACCGTATCCAGCCTGCAAATCTATCTCGAAATGCCCGAACTCCGGTACGCCCGGCAAACTCGAAAGCGCCTCCAGCGTCGCCCGATGCGCCGTCTGCACCAGTCGATAGGACTCCGGCGGCACCACTTGCGCCTCTGCCGCTGAATCCACGATCCGAACCGCATCCACGGAAATCACCGGGCACACGGGCAGACGTTGGGAAAACCGGTCACTCCAGCCCGGCAGCCTCACCTGGAACGCGCGCGCCAGTACCGCCTTGCCGGTGCGCGCTTCGATCAGGGCAAGCGCGGCCCGCAGACACCCGATCAGCAACCCGTCCTGTACGCTCTCGTCCGTAAAACCCGTTCCCATCCGCAACTGCTCGCGCAGGGCACCAACTGGCAGGACCGCATCGTCCACCGGCGTCACTTCAATCAACATGTGAACCCCTTCCAATCCCATCCAATTCTTCAAAAACCGGGCGCGCGCGCCTGCCCCGCTCGAACGGAGGGAAGCAGCTAGACAGCGCAGGCAAGGCCGGAACCTCAAAATACGCGCGCCCCACGCCGCCCGAGGCCTAGACCCCGGACAGCGTGTCTCGGACTATCAGGACAGGCCGAATTTCAGCGCTTTGATCGCCGCGAAATCGCTCACATCCCCGCCAACGCGTTTGGTGGCATAGAACAGCACGTGCGGCTTGGCCGAGAACGGGTCACGCAGAATGCGCAGGTCGGGGCGCTCGGCGACCGTGTATCCGGCGTGGAAATCCCCAAACAGGATCGCCGCGGCATCCGCTGCAATATCCGGCATGTCCTCGGACACCAGCACCGGATAGCCCAGCAGTCGGGCCGGTTCGCCCGCGCTCAGCCCGTCCGACCACAGGAACCGGCCATCGGCATCCTTGATCTTGCGCACCACGCCGGCGGTTTTGGAATTCATCACGAAGCTTGCCCCGGTGCGATACCGCGCCCCCAGGGCATAGACCAGATCGACCAGCGCATCCGCCGGGGCGGTGGCATTGAACTCTCCGGCAACGCCGGTGACCACATAGCCGATACTGCCCCAGGCCCAGGCCGTATCATCCACCAGTGTGTGCGCCAGGATGCCCTTGGGCTTGTCGATCCCGTCCCCGCCAATAAAGGCCGCCGCTTCCGAGCGGGCGAATTTCGACGCAATGCGCTCCGCCAGCCAGCCCTCGACATCGAACGCGCTGTCATCGAGCAGGCGTTGCGAGGCTTTGGGCAAAGCCGACAACTCGTGCAGCGGGATGGTGATCCGGTCGATCTGCGGCGTATCGGTTTCCGTCAGCGCCGCTGTTTCCGAAGCCCAGCCGGTCCCGACTTCAGTGTGATCGACCAACACGTCATAGGAAGTCGCCTCGACCGTTACCACCTGGGCGACCCCCCGCAGGCTCGCCATGTTGCGCATCACCGTTTTCACGGTGTCACTGGTCTGCGGATCGACCAGGTATCCGCCCTCGGCGGCCACTGCCGTCGACAGCGCCTTTTCCTCCAGCGCCAGCCCGCGCAGCGCGTCGTCGTCACCCGAGCGCAAATAGGCGTCGAACGCCTTCTTGTGCGGAGCATCTTCAGCCACGGCACCCGACAATACGGGGCGGTGGGCGGTGGTCAGGGTTTTTCGATCCAGCATGGTCAGTCGCTCTTCCTGCTTTTCCAATTTCGCTTTAAGACTGGCCTCTACGGCCTTGAATTCTTGCGCGAAACCCGTCAGTGCCTGGGTCACGATCTGGGTCGCGCTGGCGGATTTCCGTTCGACCGGGAACATATCTTTCCCGGCCCGAGACTCTGTCCCGGTTGTGCTCATCGCTCTCTCCTAAAGTTCGGGGTCGCTCAGTCCTGACCCGTCAGTGTCCGACGGGCCGCGTCCAGCGCCTCCGCCAACTCAAGCAGGTCAGGGGCAAGCGCGTCGCCCTTCCCGCCAAGCCGCGCCTGCGGCAGCATGGGGAAGGTCACGACCGACACCTCCCACAAATCCAGCTCCGCCAAACGGCGGCAGCCCATTTCGTCCCGCGTGGATTTCAGCGTGCGATAGCCGATGGACAATCCGTCAATCGCACCTGCCTCGATCAGCGCGGCGGCTTCCTGCCCCCGTGCAACCGTGTCCAGAAGTCGTCCCTTGACCCAAAGCCCCTTGGCATCCTCGCGGATTTCGTCCCAGACCCCGATCGGCTCGCGCGGGTCGTGCTGCCACAGCATCTTGACCCGGCGTCCGGCAAACTTCAGCGCCTCAAGCGAGCGGCGATACGCGCTGCGTTCGACAATATCGCCGCCCTGATCCGCGGCCCCGAAGATCGAGGCATAGCCCTCGATCACCAGCCCGTCCTTGGCCTTTCGGTCTGCCGTGACATCCTCGCCAAACCGGCAGAACTTGTGCTCCAGCGCCAATTCTGCGCCCTCGGATATTTCGGTCATCTTTTTCTCCTTCGCCGCGTCAAGGGGCGTTCATCAGAACGGATTGCGCGGCCTCTGCCAGAACGACGCCTGCGACGCCGACAATTGTCATCCACAGCCGCCGTTCCAGTCGCTGCAACAGAGTCTCCAGCGCGTTCAGCCGGTACTCCAATGCGTTCCAGCGCTCGTCCATGACCCGCTCATAGGCTTCCAACGACTGCGCGGGCTGGCACAAGGGTTTTGCGCATTGAAACGGCTCGTAAAGATAACGCGACCCTCCGGTTGCCTCTCGGCTCATACGCCATCCGCCTCGTCCGAGGGCAGCCCCAGCAATTGTCGCTTTTCTGCCCGCGTCAGAAACTCTGCCGCCCCGACGCGTGCCCAAAGCGCCTCGCGTTCGGGGGCCAGGGCGGGAACCTGATCGGGATCGGGGGACAGGCGCACATCGTCCCCGTCGAACTCAGCCAGCCAGGCTCCAAGCGCGTCCGTCACCTTGCGCGCCAAAGGCAGCACCGTCAGACGGTAAAAGGACCGATGTGCCTCGGCATAGTTCGCGTAAGTCGCATCGCCCGGTATACCCAGCAGCATCGGTGGCACGCCAAAGGCCAGCGCGATCTCCCGCGCCGCCGCTTCCTTGGTTTTCTGGAATTCCATGTCGCTGGGACTGAACCCCATCGGCTTCCAGTCCAGCCCGCCTTCCAGCAACATCGGTCGTCCGGCATTGCGCGCGCCCTGATGGTAGCTTTCCATCTCGTCCTGCAAGCGCTCGTACTGATCCGGACTCATCGTGCCGTCGGTGCCGTTATAGACAATCGCTCCCGACGGACGGGCGGCGTTGTCCAGCAGGGCCTTCGACCAGCGCGTCGCGGAATTGTGGACATCCATCGCACTCGCCGCGGCCTGCATCGGGCTCAACCCGTAGTGGTCGTCTTGCGGATGAAAGCTCTTGATATGGCAGATCGGCGCGCGCAGGTCGGTCATGGAGAACCGGTGTTTGCGGTGTCCGACGGCATAGTCATAGGCCACGGGCCACCCATCTGCCCCCGGAACCACCTGCATCCGGTCCGAGCGCAGGATGTGCAACTCGACCGGCAATCCGGTCTCGCCCGCAACCGCTTCGACATAGCCGTTCCCGGTCAGCAGGATCTGCGCGTAAAGCGCCTCCAGCAGATCTCCGCGCCCCTGCGCCCCGCTGGGCCGGGCCAGCAAAGACAGCACCGGGTGCGTTTCATAGCGACGTTCGGCATCCTGCGCGACCACGGGCAGCGCCGCCGCCGCCTCGGCAATCATTTTCACGGAGCGAAACCCCACCGGATTGCCCGCAAACCCGTTTCGGATCAGCGAGACCGCATCGCGCGGGGTCCAGGCGACCCGCCCCCCCTGGCTCAGGGCCACGACCCTGCCTGTCGCGCTGACCTTGGTTTCCGGGGGTGCTTCCGCACGCGCCCCAAACAAGTTGAACACCATATCCTGCGATCCCTTTTTCTCAGCCCAAGTGGCCGGAGCCTCGCGGTCCCGGTTCGGCACGCCACGCGCACCACTCGCAATGTCAGTAAGTTGTCAGAGCACGCGCAAGGTCGGCACGCCGCGCGGCTTCAGCATCAGCGCATGGATGGCCCAGACCAGTGCATCCACCCGGTCGGGGGAACCCGTACCCTCGAACCCCTGCGGCGTCATCTGGCACAACTGGTCTTCCAGCTTGCCCAGACCGGCCATGTGAAACACCCGCCCCTGTTCGTAGAGCGCCGCCACCGGCTCGGCCCGCACCACCTTGCTGCGCGTCGCGCGCACCTGCTCGACGCTCAGAAGCGGGTCCACCTGGCGCAGGAGCGTCTCCACCAGATCACCGCCCTGGTTCACCTCGGCGACAACCCGGTCCGCTTCCCACTCCTGCGCCACCTCGACCACCCGGCGTGCCCATGTTTGCGGTGAAACCCCCTGCACCGAACGATCCGCCAGCACATAGCCGCGCCACTCGGCCCGCGCATCACCCAGACTGATCCCGGCGACGATGATCCCGCAGGCGTCCGAGCCCGCGTGCCCTGTCACCGGCGGATCGACCGCCACCACGATCCGGTCCAGTTCGGGCCGCTCCGTGACCCCTTGACGCCCCAACAATTCCCGCGTCCATAACGCGCCCTCGATGTCCTCGAACATCTCGCCGTCAAGCTCCTGCCGCCC